CTCCAACGCAGGACGTATCCAACCGGACAAAACGCTACGCGCAGGGGGGATTGCCTCTGACGATTGCAGTCAATTTGTGGCCGACGCCGACAGCGATGACGGGTGGACAGGGAGTGGCACCGTCGCACAAGGACGGGGGTCACGGTTGGAACATCGGAGCGGCAGTGCAGGACAGCTTATCGGGCGATCCGGTGAGGATGTGGCCGACTCTGAGAGCAAACAACGCAATGGCGGAGGACGTAAGCACCATTCGGGAGAGAGGAGTGGACAAGGGGAGATTGGAGGAGCGAGTGGCTCAACACAAGGAAGCCAAGGGTGGTGGCCAACTGAACCCCAACTGGGTCGAGTGGCTCATGGGGTGGCCAATCGGGTGGACAGACTTAAAGCCATTGGCAATGGACAGGTTTCACGAGTGGCTGCAGTCGCATGGCGCATATTGAATGACCCCAACCGCTAGATCCCTGAAGTTCTTGCGTGAGGAGGGCTACCTGCCTGCCGTTGTGGAGTCGTTTAATAGCTTCACCAAGCAGAGAAAAGACCTGTTTGGATTTATCGATATCTTAGCCATCAAGCAGGATGAGACGTTAGCCATTCAGGCAACCAGCCGCTCCAACATATCTTCACGCGTAAAGAAGATCGCAGAGTCTGAGCATGTCGGCGCAGTGAGGGAGGCCAACTGGCGCATAGAGGTCTGGGGATGGGGCAAGATCAACGGCAGGTGGCAGCTCAAGCGGGTGGACTGCTCGTGACATTCACCACCTTATCAGGCCGCACCGTCAATGTTGCCAGGACAGACGTGTTCAAAGTCAATCTGAATGACGCTGGCCTGCATACCGTCACGATCAAGGTCAACCTGGATGAAGCCACCAACCTGATGGAGCAACTGCTTGAGCCGGGAGAGATTGAAACTCTTGAGCCCAAAGACCTCGCGGCTTGAACGCGGTGCGTTCTCGGCGCAGGACGTGACCTGGGAGGATGTGGCAGGTGCCTTGTCCAAGGTCAGCCCGACGGCTAACCTGTTTGCCAGAATCTGTTATGTGGGTGACCGGACAAAGATCAGGCAGCTAGAGGCGCATCTGTTGAACAAGGTGCTTCATCACCCCGAGACGCAGGAGATGGTGGTAAAGGTCGGGACACTCCGGGCGTTAGTCCGTCTGTCGGTGGTGGAAGTGGCAGTTGGTCGGAACTTCCCCATTGTCGATAGTGATGCGCCGTTTGATAAAGTGCGCCTGCTCAAGCTGCCCAACGCCAAGGCGTTTTATCGTAAGTATTCTGTCCTCTCGATGTTCCTCAGAGACCAGCTCTCAAAGATGGATGAAGAGGTTGGAAAGGCTCTACGACGGGACATATTTGTCCCACCTATGGTATAGTATATGTACATTAGAAGAAGTACGTTCCGACCGGCCCCGAGCCGGTTTTTTTGTGCGCGTTTACGACCCAATTACTGAAACCTACATAGATGACATCGACATAGAAGAAGTTGAAGCCATGGGCTACCGCCGACATCTCGCCGACACTTCTGACGATGAATGGAGAGAGGTAGAGTGTGCTACGGATAGAGAGCGTAGAAGACTGAATAAGGCGCACGGAACACAGCATTGGAAGTTTATGCAGTAATCATGGCCAGAGTACCTGATAGGCCAGAGAACACAACAGAATCTAACAACAAGGAGAGTTAAGCAGTCGCGTCCGCTGGAATGGTGTCCTCCACACCTAGCCCAGGAAACACCGCTGTACACAACTCCCCTAAAAACCGGGCGCGACACCTTACATATGAGTCATCTGACAGAGATTAACCAAGGATATTGGAAGCATTGGGCCAGAGCACACGGATACGCAGCACAACTAGCGGTCGCAGCCATTCTCGCGGTCGTACATGCTTGGATACCATACCTCTTCCCAAACACAGTAAGCAGAGTAATAGACAACATAAACGAGACTCTGAGATGTTAAGCCAAGCAATACAGGATCTAACAGTCCGTTCCTAGCTCCTCCATTATCGTAGACATGTATGAAGAGTGCGAAATGTGCGGTAAGGAATCCCTCTTTGGGAATGTTTGTGACGATTGTTGTCAGGGGATAGCATGGGACATGGGACTCTCAGACACGGTGTCCAAAGAGTATCTGGAGCGGGAAGACCCTTAACCACATAAGTCATTACTGGAAACACTAGGATGTAAGGTCTAGGATGTAAGGGTGGGATGTAGGCTTTAGGATGTAATGGTTGATAGATATCTTTTAGCCCCCACCCACACGGGTTCCCCGGTTCCGGTTGGTTTGCGCTGAACTGTTCAGTAACCAGTTCCAAACCTGCCCACCAGAAATGCCCTAGCCCTGGGGAATTCCCAACAGAATCAGCCACATAGGTGCGATAGCGTGACCCTGCACGGGTTCAGGCCCCAGTAATTGGCGTAAACAGGCCGCTGCAGACCCCCCCCGGCCCCCTTTTTATTTTTTCAAAGACTTGGATATCCATCCCAAAATCACATCCCAGAATTCCACATCCATAAGCAATAACTGATGGACTTCCAGATGTTGGACCAATACGTTCACGAGGTTTGTAAGCAAACCAAGTGTTCCATGGGGGGAAGAGGAGAGTGGATCGTATATCTGGATGGAGTGATTTACGCAAAAGTAATCCCAGAAAATGCCCTTAAAAAGCAAGAAACAAAGAGCCTACCTGGCGATAAACGAGCCCAAGATATACAAAAAGTGGAAGAAAAAATACGGGATCAAGAGACCTAAACAGGTTAGAAAAGCGTGAACTATTGGGACGATGTAGGGTTTCCGTATCCTCAGAGTGATCGCTGGAAAACCCCGTATGGTGTAAGGGGGGCAAAGCGGTTTGTCGCTCAAGAGGGGCAGGGGTTATTACGTTCTCCAGACCGTCGCGGACAGCAGTTAGCAGCGGAACAGGCCAGAAGAACATACCAGGGCTTGCTAGCGAGAGATATGATCGGGATAGAGCCCTATGCCTTATGGGCTGGTCGTGCGACGCAAGACCCGGACGTAGGCTTCCAGCTAGCGCCGATGGATGTAGTCCCTGCGGGAGCTATCGGCAAGGGGTTAGCCGGACTCATCGCCGCAGGTACAGGGGGATTGTTAGCAAGGCAGCTTATGAAGCAGCCCGTCAACCGCTCCAGTGTGAGCATGATGGGCTACCACGGTGGTCCTACAAAGTGGGCACCGGAACCAGATGCACCACTAGGCCGTCCGAGACTAGAGAAGGTGGGGACGGGTGAAGGCGCACAAGTTTACGGGCATGGTTTCTATGTTGCGGAGAATCCTAAAGTAGCGGGGGAGTACAAGGTAGATTTAAGTCGTGGATTGCCTACTGTCGAGTACAAGGGAAAGCTCCTCCCAGCAAGTACGGGGTTGTATCAAGGTTTGGAGTTTGAAGACAAGGCCGCCAGAACTTTGGCTCTTTGGGTGCGTGGTGGTGGTTCTGTAGAGCAGTGGAAGCGTATAGAGATCGAGCGGCTTCTTGCGTCCAATGCTAGACATGCGGGTGATGATGAGCTTGAGCGGCTAATCGTCGCCGCCAACAATAGCGAAATTGCGGCAATAAAGGCGGTTGATCCATCCCAGATAAAGCACGTTGAACCCGGCCACCTCTACAAGATGGACGTGCCGGACGCTGACGTGGCAAAGATGCTGGACTACGATGCGCCGCTGAGTCAGCAACCTGTTGGCGTATTAAGAATACTGGAAGAATCTGGAGTTATTGACGCATTACGCAATAAATCAAATACTGCTAGAGCAAGCATCGATGCAAAGTTGAAAGCCGCAGGCAAGCCACCACAACGATGGTCTAAGCAAGTGGAAGACTTTGAAGGTCGTGCCGCTTATGAGCAACTATCTGTGATGTTGGGTGGTGATAAAGCCACATCAGAATACCTCGCCTCCAAAGGAATCCCCGGTCTGAAATATCTGGACCAGGGTTCTCGTCCCTTTCTAGGTGTAACACCTAAAACGCACCATATAGGTAGAGATGTCTCGGGTCGATGGGGTTTTTACGGTAATGAAAGCGGTTATTTTGATGCTGATCTTCCATTATTCAGTAAAGAAGCCGATGCGGCGGCATGGTTGAGGGGTGAAAGAGGCACCCGCAACATGGTCATCTGGGATGATGACTTGTTAAAACGGATAAAGGTTTTGGAGCGGGATGGGGTTAAACCTGAGATCGTGCCAGGTGTCCCGCGAGGCCAGGAGATGGTTGTCACGCATAACCTAACCCCCGAAAACCTTGCTCATGCAGAGCGCATGGGTGGAATACCAATGCCAAGTTTAGGTGTTGCTAAAACAGGGCGACCGATAGAGGGGTACGGGGATATCGTGTTAATCGGGGACAAGCAGATGGCAAAGTCCAGTGCTAGGAATCCTGTGGCCCCTGCTGACTCTTACACGGTGAGGTATCCAAAGGTTCTGCAAGATATCAATAAGGACTCAAGAGCGGATGCTTTGGAGCTTTTTACAGCGCCAATAAGGGAAATCGATCCCAAGTTGGCGGATGAGGTGTTATCTAAGCCTTGGCGACTGTATGACGAGCTAGGTGAGCTAAGACATTACTGGCCTGCCCGAGCGTTATACCTAAAAGACATCGGGCGTGAGGATGTATTACGGAAGGCGTTAAAGCGGTATCAAAAAGAAAAAGAATCCATGAGTCGTGTGGGACGGGATCGCGGGTATGTTCTTGATCAGGAAATATCCGATGCGGGTCTTGATCAAGGTTGGTACAGCTACTCAGAAAATCTAGTAGATCGTCTGCGCCAATCGGGTGTGCGTATAGATGAGAGAATTTTCAAGGGTTTTACTCCGGCAGGTAATAGACGTTACGCGGCCCACACGCTTGATAACGTGATGAAGGAGATGCGTTGGGAGGCAAGAGATGCGTATCACGGTGCAAGTATTTATGGGATGGGTGCAATAAGGGCAAGGCTTGCCCCTCGGTTTAAGAACCTTAAAGCAGTTGTTGAGGCCCGTGGCAGGTTGGTTGGTGATGATGAGTTTAAGAAGGCAAAAGAAGAAATTGAAACCGCATTTATTAAACTTTCTGAAAAACTGGCAAAACACCGCAAAGGTTACGATCCTAAAGATTTCGGAATGCTTGACCGTGTTGGCGAGGATTTAATCGACTACTCAAGACGAGGTAGGCGGGGATTGGATGATTTCTATGATGATGTCCCTGAAGCCTTGTTGAAAGAGATGGATGAACTTGTAACGGCAATCAAGAAAATGCCGACTGAGTATTTTGAGATAAAACCTAATCGCGTTGTTCAGGTGGATGAATTCAGCGGTGCGCTTGTGCCTGATGATGTAAGTGAAGATGTTATTGCGCGGCTTAATCGCATGGGCGTTAATAGAATCGAGAAATACTCTAGGCCAAGCATGACAAGTAAAAGCGGAAAGTCCAAAGCTCTGGATAAGTTTCAAGATATGATGTTTGGTGTTGCACCTTTGGGGTTAATTGGTTTGGAAGAAGATAGGGAAGGTTTGTTGAGATGAAAACAGAAATGCAGGCCCAATTTGTGGAGTTTTTCTGCCTAACAGGCAATGCCACAAAATCGGCCACAATGGCGGGTTATTCCGAAAAAACAGCCTATGTAAAAGGCTGCCAGCTAAAGAAGCAGTTTGCCCGTGAAATAGCGGAGCAGACTCAGCAGATGATCGTTGACTCTATCCCAGGCGCTCTATCCCAGCTTAAAAACCTAGCGGAATCGGCACAATCAGAAAGTGTCCGGTTAGGAGCGGTCAAGGACATTCTGGACAGGGCAGGTCTGAAACCTGTGGACCGTGTAGAACAAACCAACATAGAGGCGCAGTCTACGGATGAGCTGAGACGGGAGTTGGAGTTGCTGATGGGGGTAGAGGAGATAGAGGCCCCTGGGACGCTCAACTGAACCAAAAAGAACTCGCCAGAACCGTTGAACTTGTAAAGGAGATTAAAAAGCGGGAGCGATTCAACAAGATCGACCTGTTTGACCCCTATCCTTTTCAGGCGCGTTTCTTTGAAACAGGCGCACACGCTTATCAACGGTTGTTGATGTGTGGCAACCGTTGTGGAAAAACAGCCTCTGGCGCAACGGAGATGGCCTACCACCTCACTGGCCTATATCCCAAATACTGGAAAGGGCGCAGGTGGAGGAATCCGATAGCTGCCTGGGCAGGGGGTGCGAGTAATGAAACGACAAGGGACATCGTACAAGCAGAGCTGTTAGGCAATCCTGACGATTACGACGCCTGGGGTAGTGGGATGATTCCCAAGCATCTCATCGTCTCATCCGAACGCAAGCCCGGTATTCCCAACGCCAAGTCTGTTGCGGTGATAAAGCATGTTTCCGGCGGAAACAGCACGGTCCACTTTAAGGCGTATGAACAAGGTGCAGAGAAATGGATGGGCCGCTCTGTGGACGTTGTTTGGTTGGATGAAGAACCGCCGAGGGATATTTATTCCCAAGCTGTTACAAGAACCCTTTCTACAAAAGGCATGGTTTATATGACGTTTACCCCGGAAGCTGGGATGACGGAAACGGTTGCGGCCTTTATGAATGACTTAAAGCCGGGGCAGAGTTTAAGC